AGTTGCAACATACTATGATATTCCATTGATTCCTGTTAAGGACATGGCTACAACGGGTAATGCTTCAACAAAGTTATCTGACCTATTATTCCTCGATACTGACCATCTATGGCTTTCTGTTATGAAGCCAACTCAATACTTTGAGGATGGTATTGCGAATGGAAACCCATTTGGTGTTGGAACTCTCGGAAACCGAGCATTGTATCGAACAATTGGTGAAGTCGGATGTTCCTTCTTTAAGGGTCAAGGTAAGATTACTAACATTCAATGAGGAAAGGAAAAGAAAAAGGAGATGATTTATTATGGCATGGACAACAACAGTTTTATTTGAAATGAATGTAGAAGGAAACCGAAAAATGGTATTTGGTAAGACAACAACCGATAGCGCAGATGATGATGTAGCAACGGGCTTAAGCCGTGTTGATTCATTTCTGTTCTCCCATTCAGGTTCGGCAGTAGAAGGCGATTCCGCAGTAATTAAGGAAACATTACCAAATACAGATGGAAACATCAATGTTATTTGCACATCAGGTGATGTTCTTTATTGGCTTGCAATTGGTCTTTGAGGTGATTTAATTGGCAAATACAGTTACATTATTAGCCGACCATAAGGGTTATACTAGACCTAGAGTTATGGGCGATGAATATATGGTTGATGCATCAATTGATATTCAAACATATAGCGCACCTGAAGTAGTTACTGCTGCTTCTTTAGGATTAAGCAGAATTAATAGGGCTGTTATTACGAGAATAGGCGGAGGACAACAAAAACATAGTTTTAACCTTGTTGGTGGGTCTGATAACCTAAACAACCTTTACTTAGAAGTAAATGTTGAAGATGGCACTAGCGGTATAGAAGCAGAATTGGCAGGTTCAAATACTTCCTTAGATGGAACGCCTATTATTGTTAGAGTTTACGGTCTTATTTGAGGTGATTTGAATGGTTACTGTTAAATTGACAGAAAGTAGTCAATTAGGTGGTAGGTATGTTATTGAAGGATTAGAAGGGAGGACTGAGATTACTCGGAATGATTCTACTTCTGTTCCTTTACGCAGGGCTATTGTTGCTTTATCTGATTCAAACCTTATGTTTGAGTTTGATGAGTCAGATAGAGAAGGTCTGCTTAATCTTTCTGAAAAACTTTTAGAAATTGGTCTTAAAGAAATCGGAAAAGAAAGTGGAACTGCACAAGATTTGTGCGATGTTCTTCTTCCTAAGAAAGCAACCTCTAAACCTAAGAGCAAACCTAAGCCAAAGAAAACTTCAACAACGGCTAAAAAGTCTGCTTTAAGTGAAGATTGAAACCGAAGTCTTAAGTAGGGAATCCTCCCTGCTCGTATTGAAGGTGATAACATGGCAAATCAGGTATGTCGTTCAAGTGGTGTTTTAGGTTCTGATGGAATTGTTAATAGGGAACAATCTCTATTGATTAGCATTCATGCAAACTTAATTATTGCAGGTAACGCTTTAGTTACAGTTAAGGTGTTTGATGGAACAAGTGCAAGTGGAACAGAAATAGCGAGAATTACTCATTCTGTAACAGGTCATTATAACATTGAATATGATATGCATGGAGTATTATGCAGAAATGGTATCTTTGTTCAGATTGTCGAGAACGGTTCTTCAACAGCAGAAGTTTCTGTTGAATTCGCTTGAGGTGATAAAATGCCAGCATTAAACACAGATACTCGTTTAGTTATGACTATTCTCTTTGTTGGAACAGTAAGCGGTGCTAATGTTTTCTTTTATGCAACTTATGGGACTACTTTCCCATATACGCCTTTAGCACATTCTGTTCTCTTTGGTTTAATTACTGTTGGAACAATCATGGTTATGAAAGCCCTCTTTGATATTTCACTTAACGATAAGATTGAATTATGGTTATTAGACCGTAAGATTAGTGCTTATTGGGCTAGAATGGCAAGAGATGAAGAACAAAGAAAGAAACTTCAAGATACTGCTAAATCATACAATCTTTCTCCCTATGCGGGATTAGCACCTATGGCACAGTCTTATGAATCAGAAAATACAGTTTCTTCTGATTTCTTGACTACGCTACAATAGGTGAGTAAATGGTTGTATCGGATTGGTTAGGTTTTAGCGATTCTGATTATGCGTATAATCAGCAAAGAGCGCATTCAGCAGACATTCTCTTTCTAAAAATGAGAATGTGGTTTTGGGCTAGTTGCGCTACGCTTTCAGCATTTTTAATTGGAAACATCATGGGTGTTTTTGATATTAATGTAATGGGTTGGTTATTTGATAACCTTCTCGGTGGGTGGGGTCATTAATGTCATTAATGACAGGCTTTGCTATTTTAGTCGGAGAAGCAATATTAGGTTTTTACAAAAAAGTTCATGCAATTAATTTTGGAGTATATGGTGCAACAATGGTTGGTAAAACTACATTACATCATCAATTAAGAACAAGAGGTGAAGTTCCGACAATACAGAAAAGAACTGTTGGTCGTCATCGAGCAACTAGAAAATCTATTAAATTAGATGGAGAAATGAATACTCTTAGAACATCAGATATTGGCGGAGAAGCAATGTATTGGAAAGAATGGGCTAAAGATATGCAAATGAGAAAAGTAAAATATGTTATATTTATGATTGACCATAGGCATTTAGATAAAGGCGGTAATTTAGACCATCAGGTAGCATGGAAATTCTTAGTTGATACAATTACAAACGATAGGTGGCCTAGCGGTAAAAAGAAGAAAGAAGCAGATTATCCAATGGCAGTTGCTATTTGGGCAAACAAATATGATGTTTGGGGAGATAAATACAAGAGCGATGCACCGATTGACAAGCATCCAATTTTTGAACCTTTTAAATATGGTATGCAAAAATTAAATAATGTAGGAATACCGACGCATAAATATATTGTATCGGCAAAATCCCAACCCGAAGCAGTTTATCAAGGAATATTTACGATGATTAAGGATTATTGATTATTATGTGGTTCGATATTCTTAAAAGTTTAAGACGTTATGCTCTTTCAGATAGTGATAAAATAAATAAAAAAGAAAGGCCAACAGGAACAGGAAGTAAGCCTAGAGGATTATGGTATTCTTTTTCACTAGGACAGGGATGGCTAAAATTTATGCAAGAAGAAAGACATTATAATTTGCAAGGAAAGATGTATTCATATAAGTATATTTTAGAACTTGATACGTCTAGTGTTAATATTTTAAAAATAAATACTAAAAAGAAATTAGATTCCTTTATTAAAATCTACAAAATAAATCCTTCAGATGATATGGATGCTAAATTTTGGTGGCCTTTGGTTGCTCTAAGGTATGATGGAATAGAATTTTCTAACGGTATGTATGCTAAACATGATACTATAAGAAGAAATTGGGATATGGATTCTGGTTGTATTTGGAACACCACTTCATTAAAAATAAAAAAAGTTAAACCATTAGAAGAAAGACAAAAAACTTATGTAAACCCTAGTATGAGAGAATACTATAAAATGAGAGAAGAAGAGATGAAACGAAGGGAGAAAGATTAGATGTATCAAAACAACATTATACAACAAGTAGGAACAAATGGCGCACCTGTCGGCAATACTGTTAATCAGAATGTGCCGAATAGATTTTTGCCTAAATTACAACAGGCAAGAGCAAGTGGGCCAATCGAAGAATATAAGTTTAATAACTTTAAACCAAAGAAGAAACTAAAAGAATTAAGAAAGGTATTACTACCAGAAAAGAAGAAGTTTCTCTTTGTAAAATTCGGATATAAATTTAATCTCAAAGAAAGGTGTGTAGTTTGTGGAATGCATCATATTTGGGAAGCAGGGGATTATTTAAGACCCCCTATCCCATTAGATAGAGTAGAACGTGGAAGACCGTTAAGAGGAACTTATTGTCCCAAACATGCCGCACACCATAAACAATTTGAAATGCTACAACAAGAAATTATTGCAGATGAACATGGATTAGATTTCAAAAGATTTATTCCTACTCCAAAAATGCCTAAAATGATGAAAGCAGGGCCAATTTATAATCTCACTAATGAGGATATTGTTGCCCTCTCATCAGTCGGATATGTTATAAAGCCCCCAGTCATATCACAAGATGAGTCGAAAGAGAGCGAAGTATTACGCTTAACATCGGAGTTAAAAACGATTAGTCAAAGACTTGATGTATTACTAAAAATTAAGGAGGAATAAACATGGGAATGTTCGGAACAAGTAATGGAACTGTATTAAATGCAGTTCAACAACAATCAGATTCAAACTTTAAAACAGTTAATAACTTACTATCATTACAAGAAAATCACGTTGAAGAGTTCTTTCAGTATCATGGAGAACTTTTCTTAAAGTCATTGGAAAAGTTGATGGAAGACGTTATTGAAAGAGTAATGAGTCAAATGCTAGGAAAGTTAGCATTTGTTCAAGACTCCACAACAAACAGAATGAAAATTGATTCAGATGCTATGCGTGAGTTTGAGCGCATTACACAAGAGAATATTGATTTAGATTTAAAGAATCTCTTAGATACCGCAATTAATACAGAAATTATTAATCAACGAAAACTTGCAAAACAGCAGTACCTAGAATCTCAAGGGTTCTCGGCAGGTGCAGGGCAAGTTTCAGCAGGTATGGCATTAGCAAACGTAACAGGAA